GCTCTCGCTCTTCTTCCTCTTTAATTGCCTGTTCTAGTTCTTTATAACCAGATTGCAACTCCTTTGCTTTAGTTTGAGCATCGTTAATTTTATTTATTCTAAAGTCCTCGTTGATGGTTTGCGTACATGTAGGACAAACCGTATTCTTTGTAAAGAACTTATGCTCCTTGGTAATGGTTGCTACTTTATTAGATATTTTTCCTTTAAGATTTCCCAACTCACGTAACTTTTCTGTAGCACCTGTTACTGCTTCTTGTTGTTTAGTTAAATCTGATACATCATTTTCTAATTGTTCGTTTACTGACAAATAATTATCAGACTCACTGAAAAGGGTAGTAATTTTTTGCTGATTATCCTCTATTCTCCCCTTACTTTGAGATTCTAGTTCCTTGATCCAATTAGTTTGCATCTCAACTTTATCATTCAAGGACTCTTTCTTTAGATCTAATGTCCTAATCTCATCTCTTACTAATTTAATCTTATCCCTAATTAAATTATTCATAGATGAAAAGATTTTAATATCTAACAAATCTTCAATCACCTCTCTTCGATGAGTAGCCGTCAACTGCATAAAAGGAACAAAATTAGTAGATCCTAAAATTACAATCTGCGTGAAAGACTTATAATTCATTTTAAGAACATTTTGTTCTAACCACTTCTGCTGATCATTAGCATTAGAGAATTGATCTAAACAATTACCATCCTTCCAAATCTCAAATGTATTTGGTTTTATACCCCGCACCACTTTCCATTCAATATCTCCAATAGAAAAATCCACTTCTACCTTACAATCCTTTTCATTAGAACTATTAATTAACTGACCCTTATTAATCTTTCTAAAAGGTTTACCAAATAAACTAAAAGTAAGAGCATCTAATACCGTACTCTTACCTGCACCATTAGTTCCTACAATTAATGTAGTAGCATGATTATTAAATTGTATATTAGTGTAATGATTGCCAGTACTTAAAAAGTTTTTCCAGCGTATCTTTTCAAATGTAATCATGATCTTCAGGTGGAATTACAATGTCATTAGGAGTAATGATGGCATATTCATATCCATGTATACGACAAGTCTTCATCATCAATTCTTCATCAACTTCAACTACATTCATTTCAGGATATCCAACATCTTCTAACATCATAGCATATCTATCAGCATCGTCTTCTTCTTCAAAGATATACAATATTTGTCCTCCCATCTTATCTTCGACGGCATAAGCCCCATCCTTTTCCTTTCCATTCATAGTTAATATAAACATTATACCATCTCACATGCCTCTTGATAATTGTCTTGAAGCATTTTCTGAATCCTTGATTTATCTAAATCAGTCTGTGCCTCTTCCACATACCTATTAAGGATAGAAAGAGTGTCTTCTGATTCAAATGCTTCAAAGTTTTCTACATCATGAAGAATGAAATTCTCCACAACCTTCAACTCAGCCACATTAGCATTATACAACTTATCGATGAATTTTTCAAATTTTACTTGATTACTCTTTTTCCTTACCACTATTTTAACTATTTTATTCTCTAATTCTCTCGCATCAAACAACTGATAATCTTGATCATTATAATAGATTACCTTATGAAGTCTATATGGATTATTGACTGGTGTATGTTCTAGTGTCTCTGTATCAAATAAATGGAATCCCCTATTCTCATCATCTACATCATTCCAGAACATCTCATAAGGATTACCAAGATAGTAAATGTTATCTTGATTAGATCTGCAATGATAATGCCCAGAGAATGTCTTTTTAAATTTCTTAAATATATCCCACTCCATTCCATGTTCCATCAGATGACCTGGTGTTGCTCTGAATCCATTCAACTCAAGGTGTCCCATACACACCGATGCTCTTGACTTTTTAATCAACGCAACACTCTTTTCTTCATTCTCCTTATTAATCCACGGTACAAGAAGAATATTACAACCACCTACTTCTATAGAAGTTGTTTCTTCATATATTGGAATATTGTCATACTCTCTTAATAAAAGATCTATTGCATTTATATCATTGGTATTCTTATAATATACGTCATGATTACCTACGATTGTATGAACCGTCACACCCATCTCTTTTAAACGATCAAAATAATTATCTTTAGCCCATGTCAGTGCAGCAAAATCAATTCCTTTCCTACTATCAAAGGTATCACCCATATTAATAACCGTCGTAATACCTTCCTTCTCCAAAGTAGGAAAAAAAACATTCTTATAAAACTTTAAGAAATAATCATGAAAAAGTTTAGAGTTCTTCCGACACCCAAAGTGCTGGTCTGTAATTATTGCTATTTTCATTTCCTATTAATATCTCCAGAAAGAGTCATTCTTACATTGTTAGACATATGTTTAGGAACACTATGACGAACATATGCAGGAAAAAGGGCTATATAACCTTCTTCAGGATATATTCTTGTTCTACTATCATCCAATAATAAAGGTGCATCTCCTTCTTGAGCAGTTAAAAAATAAACCATCGTTAAATCTTCTGGTAGATGCTGATGAGAATTTGTATACTCTCCATATCTATAGATATTTCCCCAGAAATTTCTAAATTCAAAATCTCCAGGAATGCCCCAACCTAAACTCTCTGGTAAAACTTTCAAAGACCTTATAATATAATCTTTTAATGCTTGTATTTCTGGAGATGTTAAATTCCATTCAGTCATAACAGCTTTAACATTTGTTCCATGATTTTGTTTATCTTCATAATGTAATAGAACATCATAAAGTTGTTTCTTCAATTGTTCATGACGAGGATAAGAAATTAATTCTATTCTTACCTTATGATGAGCATCAAATGATTCCATTTAATTACGAAGTTTAGCATGTACCGCATCTTTAATAGAATTATACTCAGAATAATTATCTCCGTCAATCTTATTACTATCATCAAATACTTCTTGATAACCAGATTTCTCAATAATCTTATTTTTAATTTCTAGTTGACGTTTCTCTCTTTGTATCCTACGGAGAAATGCATAATGTATAATTTGCGTAAAGTAAGCAAAAGGATTCTTGGATTTCTCAGGATCAAAGTTATGTATGTATTGAACGCAATTTTCGATTCCATCAGATATCATATCCTCCTTGAACATGTAATTAACAAAGTTTGGCTTAAAGGATAGATGATTAGCAATCTTTAAAAAACACTCACCAATATATCGGGGTATAACTGGTTTAGGTTGATCCCTAATTTTGGCAATTTCAACATCCTCACGATATCTAATCAAAGCAGCAAGAAACTCCTTGTTGTTTACATAATGCTCCGACCTTTTTCTTTTTGCCATAGGTCTTATTATTGCCATGAGTCTTTATCACTACTATGTAGATAGTATAACATTTATACCGATACTTGACAAGTATTCAAATGACCACTAAAATAACTCTGTGGAGGTTCGGAAGAAATAGCTACTTAGTTCTATATAATTTTTCTAAAGTATCTTTAGCATCTTGAATAGTCGATAGATATCCTAATTTTCTATTAAGTTTATATTTACTACTACCATCTCCATTTTGGTCATTATGTTTTATGTATTGTTGATGCATAGATATAATTTCCATATCATTTGATTCAGACATTGTAAGAACATCATTAATATTAACTACAAACATATCATCTTTAGTTGTTTTTAACCAAGGTTCTACTTTATAACCTACGACCCCTGTGCGACCTTTAACTTCTGCTATGATAACAGGATTGGAAATAAGTAACATTAGTCTATCTTCCTCATCAGAAGAAGCTACTTTACAAAAGATTTCTTCTCCTGATTTAAATTTAATAGTAGCAAAAAAGTCGTCCTCTATCATTTTCTTAATTGGATAGTTATTATCTCATAGTTAAAATTTTCTTCGTTGTAAATTTTAATTCTTTCGATAAGATGGTTTAGAGTATAGTTTCTTTTAGATCTATAAGTACAATCATCAGCAATATCATATAAAGTTGCTTTTACTTTGTTTGTTCCTTTTCTAAGAACTCGTCCAATTGACTGCAAATTGCGTATGCGTGATTTACTTGGAGAAGCAAAGATAACATTATGGAGGTTTTTAATATTAATACCAGTTGAGAATGTACCATAAGATGCAACTATTATAGCATTATTTTCAGTTTCAGTAATTTCTCGAACCATCTCTCTTTCACTGGCTGCTACACCTCCATGAATAAAAAATAATTTACGATCATCTTTCTTATCTTTATTTATTAAATCATAAAGGACTTGGCCATGAGTTTCTACTCGTGAATATAAAACAAGACTATTTCCTTTTAAATCTAAAGCAAGATTTTTAATAAATTTATTTCTCTGTTGATGACTTATTAAATATTCAATTTCATCTTGATAAGTCTCAAATTTTTGTTCGGGATGCTTAAGAACTATACATTGAATATCTAATTGGGAAAGATGGCCTTCTCTCATCAACTCATCAGTTCTAGTAACTTTATATGCAGGACCGAATAAACCCTCTAGCACCCACTTATGAGTCTGTGTACCATCTAATGTTCCAGTAAAACCAAATCTATACTTGGCATGATGCAATTTTGTCATTATAGATATTAAAGACTTCGACTTAAATAGGTGTGCTTCATCTCCTATAACTACATTATAATCTTCAAAGAATGATCTTTCCAGTTTATATACTGATTGCCAAGTGGTAATTGTAACTGGAAACTCATTAGTTTTTTCTTTCCCTGCATATATCTTGTGGCAGTATGACTCAGCATCCCAACCATAATCCAAAAAGTCCTTATACATCTGTTCTACGAGAGATGTCGTGGGAACGACTAAAAGGATTTTTTGCTCTTTCTCTACGTAATATCTTACAAGAGAATAAATCATCAAAGATTTGCCTGAAGCAGTGGGTGATATCAATAGCTTTCTATTATGTCTTAAGGCATCGTATACTCCCTCAACTTGGTATTTTCTTGGTGGATGACTGCAAATAGATCTCATATAATCTTTTACACCATCATATGATATTCCCTCATTAACTTCAAAGGGTGTACCATAGTATTGGTTATCTTCAAATTTATAAGTATAATCGTGTCTTTCACAAAAAGAAATAATTTTATCTAACAAACCTACATAGATTTGTTTTGATCTCATATCGAAAAGATGTATCTCTCCATTCCAATTTCTCTTTCGGTATTGGGGCATAAACTTTGCTCCCTCTACTTCAAAAGTAAAGTGGTCTCTTAACTCATATTCAATATGAGGTTCAGAATTAATTTTTAAAAATACTTCGTTAGCCTTAGATATTATGACATTGGCTCTTGTGTCAATCACTTAACCCATGCATCTGGGTTATTTATTAATCTTTGTCAACAAACCAATTAAATGACATTGTATACCTCTCAAAATATTCACTACAATCTTTTTCAAACCGAGGAGGACTATGGTATAAATGTCCAGGAAATAATAACATACTATTTTCAGGAGCTTCTACAAATCCATACTCTTTAAATTCAGTTCCATTTGCAAAAGAAGGATGTGAATTCATATAATATATTCCTACATAATCTACAGGATGATTATGCATTGAATATTGATTCTCCTTACCTTGAGTCATAATACACCATGATCTATCTGGTCTCAATCTTTTTTGAAGATATTCTTGAGCACACAGATCAGCCGCATAATGTATGTCCTTAAATTGGGCAAACCAACGCAAATCACTATCAGATTGATATGCTGGAAATTCTTTTTTTTCTTCCTCTGATACTTTCTTAAGAAAAGGTTTGCAATCTTCTATTAATTTTTTTCTTAAATTATCAGGAAAAAAATTTGTCAGTATAAAATGTTCTTGCATGTTACTTCACCTTGTCCCAATTTCTAATACTTATTGCTCCCCATGACTGATACATTGCGGTATCATCCCATAAGTGGGCATCACTATGTTTTCTAGAATATTCTAATATTTTCTTAAATTCTTCATCATCTTTAAAAGTATCCTTAGCTAAAAATTGAGCATAATCCCAAAAGGGAGTATCATATATAGATCCTTTAGAATAATGCCACAAAATAAACTTTTGAATTTTACTCATTCCCTCTTGAACTATACTATTAATATAGTCTGTCCTAGAAAGAATTTTTCCTCCTTCACATTGATCTAGATGCTGCCATTTATCTACAAAGATGTCTCCTGCAATAACATTCCAAGCCCATCCCGCTACCTCATGATAAAAATCAAGAGCAGTAGTTTCTAATGGTTCTAGAAAAAATAATTTATTACCGTTTAATATAGTCCTTTCTCCGACAAACATATTTTTAGCCATATAATTATCAAAATTTAAATACCCATCAGGTACTACATCAAATCTTTCAATGAAATCCTTTTCTGCCAATTCTTTAGATGTTATATTGCGATTGTAAAGATAACCATAAGATACACCCTCACCAGTTGGAATAACAAATGTCCAGCCATGAGGAGTAGCTACTGTTCTGGTATAAATTAAATCAGGATCTATAACTTTTTTATTAGAAAGAATAACTGCATTTACTGGATTAATAAGATCATTGTATAATTCTTTATCTCTATTATTTCTTCCTCTACAATCAAAAATAAAATTAGCATCTATTTCTGATTCTGGATCATCTATATTTTTTTCTATTACTTTAAATAACCCACTTTCTAATACTGTTTTAGATAAGTGATGCGGAGAAAAATGCATCGCCATATTAGCCATTAAAAATGGATGGAAATGTTTGGGTGTTTCCTTACCCCAATTCTCATATAATATTCCACTCTTAAGAGTTGCCTTCAGTTTATTTTCTGGTTGATAATAATTAACATTTAAAAGTTGGGATACCATACTAGTAATAGTAGGTAAAGATCCTTGCCCCACTCTCTCTATAGGAATATTAGGATCATAATAAATTTCAATTTCTTTAACTTTATCTGTTCTTATCTGTCCATAAAGACGGTATGCTAATGCTGTTATACAGGCAGCATTTCCAGCTCCAACTATTGCTATTTTCATTGACCTATGCATCTATGTATGGGTATTTATTAAGTATTGGTAAGTCATTTAAAACTACACCAACCAGTGAGTATATATTTTATTTCTTTAGGTGCAGCTATGCCATAATGACTATGTGTCCATCCTGCTGGCCAAATATACAAATCCCCTCTTTTAGGAGTAGTAATAAAATTTTGTTGAGGCCAACAAGTTCCTCCACCTTCTTTTATATCATTTAAATAAAACATCCATCCCAATATTTTTTTACAGTTATGATCATCTTTTCCATGTTCCATATGTTCTCCTGAATAACAATTACCAGGATAATATTTTTGTATATTAAACCATTCTTCCATAGTCCAAGGAAATACATTATTACTTAAAAATGAATGTTGTTTAACATATTCATTAATATTAGTTGCTAATAGATGTCCTAAAAATTTAAATTCATCATATCTTAAAGAAGCAAATACTAAAGAATACCCTCTTATTTTATCTTCTTTACGATCCTTATCTTCTTCAAAATATTTAATGCAATTATTACTTTCTTCTTGAGTTAAAGCTGCATTTTTTTTAAAAATATGTTTATCCAAGACCTGAATTAAACCTCATAAATTCTATTGCATTCTTAATTTGATAGGTTCTGTTTTGTATCACCTTAAGAATACTTTCTAAGTATACTAACATTGTATCATAATAATCTATTTTTAGGGAACTGTTAGATAACTTTTCATCCGCATCCAAATACTTTTGCATCGTATCCTTATCTCTTATTTTCTTGGGAAAGGGATTATCTTGATATACTTCTGGGTCGGATTTCCCACTAAAATATTCATACCGTTCATGACGAATATTTTTTCTTTGTTGTTCTGCTTTCTTTCTTAAAAGAAAGATTGTATTATAAAGTTCAAAATACTTTGCATGAAGAGAGGGGATTTTCAATGATTCTTCGTGTAGATTATCTCTATCTATTTCTGCATCTTTTTCCCACATCTCTTGAATAGAATCAAGAGTTACGCTCATAGTTTATTGCCAGATAAATCAGTGATGTTAAAGATAGTATACTTGAAAGATACGTCTGCTGTAAAGTAATTTATATCCTCAGCCGTGGCATCAAAATTTAGTGTTGATAATGTTGTAGGAAATAAGTTTTGGAATACAACTTTAAAATTAGGATTCTCTGCACTGGTTAAAATTTGAAGAGTTCCATCAGAATAAAAATTTAATTGAGACTTATCAGGTTGCTCTAAGTCAGGATTTGCATTTTGAAAATCAAAAGCATCCTGTAGAGTTTCTGCATAACCAACTGATCTTATCCAATTAGATATCTCAAGATAATTTTCTAAATTCTCATCAACAAGAAAACGTAAATTAAAATCACCAAAGGTAACCTTATCGCCAGGTAGGGGTATATCTTTCAAGTAAGTAGGTTGTTCGGCAACACCTAGATTTAACTCAGGAATATTTGCTTCATTACCAAAGAACGAAACCTTAGGTGCTCGGTTTAAAACAAACTTAAACCCAGTAGGCGATAAAAAATTTCTATTCTTTATCTGATTATCGTATATACTAGCCATTCAACCTTTTCTAAGTATTTAGACAAAAAAAAGACCCTTCCGAAGAAGAGTCTTTTGAGAAATATAAGCATCTCGCTTACATAAGGTTCTTAACAGCAACACGTCTGTAGTAGCGGTTAGCATTAAGATGAAGTTTACCCATACCTTGCTGTGATCCATCGGCAAAGGGGTTCGCAACGATTCCGTAACGAGTCTTAAATCCGATTTTTGGCTGGAATGAATTCTCTCCAACTGCACGAACCATCTGTAGTGGAACGTATGGGCAGTAGAACAGACCAGCATCATAAGGAGATGAACCCTTATAACCAACAACGTAGTACTGATTACCAGGTGAGGTGTTAGCAGTCTGAGTAGCACCACCAATGTTAGCAGAATAAGGATCGATGTATACACGATACTTACCTTGAAGAACACCAGCAAATGTGTTACCTGTAGGATCAACCTGTAGGTTAGCATTAAGTGCAGGAGTGTAATCAAGTACACCAGCCATTGTAAGTGCAGAAGCAACGTCAGCAGAGCAAAGGATGATATTACCCTTTCCACGACGTGTTCTTTGAGCGATTGCGTTTGCATCTCTCTCGATCTGGAATAGAAGTCCCTTGAACTTCTCAACAGACCAACGACCATTGGAGTCAACGTCTAAGTCGAATATACCAGCGGTAGCAACGTTTTGTACAGCACCTTGCTCTGCAACCTTGTAGATAGTTCTGATAACTTCTCTGTTAATTTCAGCAAGTATCTCAGTACTAAGGATGTTAGCAAGTTCTGCTTCTGCATTAAGACCATGAATTGCTTTCAAGTCTTGAGCAAGTTCTAGACTGTACTCTGCCTTGAGGGCTCTTGACTTAGCAGTAACAGTGACTTTCTCGATTGAGAATGCCATCTGGTTGAAGGCATCTGCACCATCTCCTAATGCTTCAGCATCAGCAGTGTTCATACCTTGACCAACGTTGTATGGTGAAGGCTCAGTGGCAGCAGTACCAACTGGGTTCAATGCAGCAGGGTTGTTACCTGACTGTGTAGTAGTACCGAAACCAACCTTAGGATCGGTCATACCAGCAGTTAGGTCTTCACCAGCATCCTGACCAGAGAATGCAGTATTTGCCTCGTTGTAGAATGCCTCTGTTCCAGACATTGTTTTGTAACGAGAACGCATTGCGAAGATAAGTCCAGTAGGACCACTCATTGGTTGAACACCAGCAAGGTCATATGCGACCAAGTTTGGCATTGAACGACGAATGAGGCTAATCAAAACTGGGTCGAAACCAGCAACAGGACCAGATGCGGTAGCATCAGCACTGAAACCAGCAACGGAAGCAGTAGAGTTAGTATTGTTTGTAGGAACTGCCTCTTGTAACATTCCGCTTTGTTGGAATGTTGAGGACTCCCTTAAAAATTTTTCTTGGTTTTCGAGCAGGACAGCAGTGACGGCCTTACGATGAGGATCTTTAATTTCCTCAACACCTTCTGCTTCTAGAAGGGGCTTCCACTTTTCCTGCAACTGTTCTGATTGGAACATTTGCGTTTTCCTATAAAGTTAAAGTTTGTTTAATGTTTAATTCAGTTTATTGCTTAAATGCTGAAAGGGTCTTAAGGTAACCAGCCATTGAACTTGAAGCAATTTCAGGTGCTGCTGATTCTCCTTCTGTTAGCGTTTCAGTTTTAGCGGTTGAAGTTCTAGGGAAATAAGATTCCTTAAGTGTCTCCAACTTATTACGATACTCTGTCTCACTTTCAAACTCTACACTTTCAGCAAGTGAAGCGAGCTTCTCTTTCTGGGTAGCGGCAAGGCCATCAGAAACAGATTCTAAGATACCATCAGCAGTAGCCTCAGCGAGACTCTTGTTGAGAGAGATATTCTTTTCTATTTGCTCATTGAGCTTGGTCTCCATATCATCAAGTTTTTCTACCATGCTTTCAAGCACATCATATTTATCGTCAGGGATTGATACATAATTTTCTTCAAAAAGACTCTTCATTCCACTAAGGAATGATTCAGTCAATTCTGTTTTGAGTCCAGCCTCAATAGCGAGTTGATTTTCTTCCATCCACTCGTCTGAGACATACTCAAGATAAGAATCTACACGCTCTTGAAGTGCCTCTTTCTGTTCGGCAAGTTCTTCAGCGAGTTTTGCTTCATGCTCCTCTTCAATAGTAGCACGAATTTCAGAAACTTTTGAATTAATAGCAGCTTCAAAGATAGTCTTTGCTTTTGCTTTAAAGTCTTCGGTGAGTTCTTCACCACCGAGAAGTGCATTAACATCATCTTCGATGTTATACTCTTCTACTTCAGTCTCCTCTTTCTTTATATTAGGAGCACCAAAAAGTTCATCATCCTTTTTCTTTTTCTTTTCAATGTCGGCAGGATTTAAGGAATTGCCATCCTTATCGTATCCGTGCTTTTCATCTTCAGAAACTACATCACCTTCCAATTCTACTTCATTTTTTTGTAGTGTAGGCATTGATTGATCTCCAGGTTTTGCTCCTTTGTTAACTACATCCTTAACCTGCTTGAGAGTTTTACCAGGTGTTTTCAGCTTTGCTGAATCATTGGTTGGTTCGTAGTTTTCTGGTGTTGGACCTCCCAAATCCTCAAAGGGTGGTGTATTGCCTGGTGTTTGTATACCAGATGCATTACTACCCTCTTTTGGAAGTGCCGAATCCCCCGCTGCTGCATTTGCATTTACAGCAGTCTTGGATTGCGTTACGTCCTCATCCATTCTTTGTAATTTTGTGCCACGAGACATTTGTAAACTCTCCGATTTCCTGTAATTAAAACCTATATTTATTTAGAAGTTTTATATGTTTGATAAGAAATCATTAAATAACGAGAGTTTTTTCTCGTCTAATGC